CGTCACAAATGCAAGACTTAGAAAAACGTATGGGTGTTATGCGTGGTGATGTAGATGATAGAATGATAGATTTTTCATCAGTGCCAGATGACTATGATTACGCTGATATGTTTGAAAGTTTAGTTGATTCTTTTTCACCGTCCGGTAATATATTTAACACGAAAAAAACAGCTCAACAATTAAAACAAAAAAGAGCATATGAAAACATGACTGAAGAAGAATTTGAATCACAGTTTAGAGGTGGCACATTACACGGATTTAGAGACGGTGGTGGTGTAACTATAAGACAAAAACCAGATAGACCCCCACAGCCAAGATTTGATTTTGTAAGAAACATTAGTGACAGAGAAGCCATGGCTCGTATGATGATGGCAGAAGATGATAAAAATTTTGAGGGAGGCAAAGCAGTTGGGCACGTTATATATAATCGTGCTGTTAATCCTGAAGGAAGAAGTAGATACGGTGCGTATGAAAATATGGATAGTGATATAAGAGCCATCATATCTGCTCCAAATCAATTTACTCCTTTTAACGATCGAAACACTAGATTTTTTGCTGATTATAAAGATCAAGATTTGGACTTGTATAATAAATATCTTGATTATGCAGATCAAATTATATCTGGAACAGCAGAAGATTTTACGGGCGGAGCAGATTTTTTTCTTACACCTGAAGCAGAAAAAAATTTTGAAGGTAATCTTTTTGGATTAGAACAACAGCCTAAGTTTGCAGGAGAATACGGTGGTCATAAGTTTTACAAATCATTTGAAAAAGGTGGCATGGCAACACACGATGAGATGGTTGCTCGCATAAGAAAGAACCCACAAGAGTATGCTGTAGGTGGTATAGTAAAAAAACTAGCACCAAAGGTGATAGGTAAGTTAAGAGAATACTCTCCTAAAATAGAAGGCCCTAAGATACAAGGACCAACACGTCCGGATAGACCCTTCACAGTTTTTGATGAGGCTGGTTTACCCATAAAAGATTTTGATACAGAAAAAGCAGCTAGAGATTTTTTAAGAGATGATGCACGAGCCGGTGGTTCCGCTGATATGTATACTATTGGTACAAGCTATTCAAAAAATGCTCGAATGCCTGAAACTGACACAGCTGGTGCAATGTTTTGGCCATCACGTGAGAAGTTGATAGATGCACCGTTTGAGACTGCAAAAGGATCTGAGTGGTTAGCATATTTAAAACGACCATTTTCAAAACATAATCCTGTAAAGGACATGGAGTTAAATGATACACAGCTATCAACACACTTATCTAGAAACTCAAATAAAAAATTATCAAAAGCAGATGTTATAAAAGATTTTGATGAAAAGTTAGCACCAGACATTGACGTTATAGTATTAGGTGGTGGTAGAAATGAAACTAGTCAATCTATAAAAAATTTAATGAAATTAGATTTACAAGGGTTTAGACCTGGACCACTTAGAAACACTTTAGGTGATTTACAACTTAGAATAAATCCGTTAGCTGAAGCAATTGGCAATAACGACAAACAAGGAATCTTAAAAGGAATATCACAAATAGAAGATTCTGTTCAAAAAAACTTTGGAGTACCAAACGCAATTACAGAAGGGTTTCCACAAAAATTTCCGTTTGAATTAAAACAACCATTACAAGAATTAGCACAATTGTCTGGTGTAAGACTTGCAGGATTTAAAGAGTACGCAAGAGAAGCAATTTATAGAGGACAACAAACACTTAGTGGTGGGGGTAACTACCGTGAATTTTTATTTAAGTATAAGCACAAACCAGGTTCACTTCGTAACACAGAACCAACATACACTTACGCACACGATTTTGGGTTAACAAGTTCACAGCGTGCAGGTGGTTTCGTGCACATGCGTACGTCTGATAGAACAGACGCATTTGGCAGAAGAATATTGCACATAGAAGAAATACAATCTGACATGCATCAACCAGTAAATGCAGCAGCAAGAAGAGTAAAAAAATATCAAGCAGATCAAGCAGCAAGAGGAGAATCTTTGTCTGACACTAGAGCATATAGAAATGATGTAGAAGCTGGTACGTATGCACCGCGTGGTGATCTTGTAAAAGAGGTTGACGGTGCAAACGAGCAACAAATGATGTTAATACAGGCAAAGATAGATGATTTGTTACAATTACCACAAACACAACAAACACAAGTAAGAATAGCTAGACTTAACAGGGAACGTGCAAAGATAAGAAAAATTATTGCAGATAAAAGAGCAAAAGCTGGGGAAGGTGCACACAGTGGTGTACCACAAGGACCTTACAGCAAAACTGAAGATTACAATGAATTTGTTATGAAATATGCACTCAAAACAGCGCAAGACGGTGGTTACGATGGCATATCCATATCAACACCACAAATAAAAAATTTAAACACATCACAAGGGAGTAGAGATTACATGGGTAATATCACAGCCTACGGTCCAATAGCGCAAGGTGCTATGAAAAAGGTCGGTAAGAAAAGTGGTGCAAAGTTCATGAAAACTGTTATAACTGATGATCGTAATAGGGCGTACGAAGTTCCTACGTTGATAATTAAAGATAATCCTGTAGCACAGGATATAATTAGCAAAGGTTTAGGAGCATATAAGAGAGGGGGATTAGCTGTAAATGGCTGACGATAATAAAAATAATATAGACAAAGCATTAGAAGCACTCACAGGTGCACTGGACATAGAACCAACTGGTGAAGAAATAGATGTTACACCTAAAGGCGTAGAGTTTGAACCTGAATTTGAAATAATGGAAGACGGTAGTGCTGAAGTTAATTTAGATCCAAACGCACCAATAGATAAAACAAACATACCACATGATGCTAATTTAGCAGAATACATTGAAGACGATGAATTAGGTAGATTCGCAAGTGATCTACTAGCAGAATTCGAAGCGGATAAAGACTCAAGAAAAGATTGGGAAGATACCTACATCAAGGGTCTGGATATGTTGGGTTTCAAATATGAAGACCGAACACAGCCGTTCGAAGGAGCGTCCGGGGTCGTACATCCCTTATTAGCTGAATCTGTTACGCAGTTTCAAGCCCAAGCATATAAGGAACTTCTCCCCCCAAGCGGCCCCGTACGAACTCAAGTAATAGGATTATCAACACCTGAAGTAGAAGATCAGGCAAAACGTGTCCAAGAATTTATGAATTATCAAATCACAGATGTGATGCAAGAATACGATCCAGACATGGATCAACTATTATTTTATCTACCCCTTTGCGGTTCTGCATTTAAAAAAGTTTATTATGATGGTCTAATGAAACGTGCTTGTGCAAAGTTTGTTGCAGGTGAAGATTTAGTGATAAACTACATGGCAACAGATTTAGAATCAGCAGATAGAATAACACACGTAATTAAAACAAGTGGTAATGATGTACGTAAACAGCAGCTACAAGGTTTTTACCGTGACATAGAATTATCTACTGGACAAGTAGATACTGATGATGTTGCAGATAAAGTAGATGACCTACAAGGTTCAGAAAAAAGTTACGGATCTAGTGATGATGAGCATGTAATATTAGAGATGCACATCAATGCTGACGTACCAGGTTTTGAAGACAGCTCTGGTGTAAAATTACCATACATTATTTCTGTAGATCAGTACTCACAAGAAATATTGTCGATTAAAAGAAACTACGCACAGAACGATCCAAATTTTATGAAGAATCAATACTTTGTACATTACAAGTTCCTCCCAGGATTAGGCTTTTATGGATTTGGTCTGATTCACATGCTAGGTGGATTATCAAGAACTGCAACAAGTGCTTTGCGACAATTAATTGATGCAGGAACTCTTGCTAATCTACCAGCAGGTTTTAAAGCTAGAGGAATGCGTATACGTGATCATGACGAACCTTTACAGCCGGGTGAGTTTAGAGATGTAGATGTAACAGGGCAATCAATTAAAGAATCATTAATGATGCTGCCATATAAAGAACCTTCAGCTGTATTATTTCAGTTATTGGGTTTTGCAGTTGACGCAGGAAAATCATTTGCCGCAATAGCAGACATGAAAATGGGTGAGGGTAATGAACAAAACCCTGTAGGCACAACATTAGCCTTAATAGAACGTGGCACAAAAGTGATGAGTGCAATACACAAAAGATTACACTACGCACAAAAAATAGAATTCAAATTACTTGCAAAAGTATTTCAATTATACTTACCACCACAGTATCCGTACATGGTTGCAGGTGGTAATCAAATGATAAAATCAGCTGACTTTGATAACAGGGTAGATGTAATGCCTGTATCAGATCCTAATATATTTTCTATGGCACAACGTATTACTTTGGCTCAACAGCAATTACAACTAGCAACTGCTGCACCACAGTTACACAATTTGCGTGAAGCGTATAGAAGAATGTATGATGCAATGGGAGTTGACAATGTAGAAGGTATATTAAGACCAGATCCTGATATGCCAAAACCAATGTCGCCAGCAATGGAGAACGCATCTGCAATGCGTGGCAAAGACCCTAAACCTTTTCCTATGCAAGATCATCAAGCACATATTGCTGCACATGCAGAATTTATGTTTACAAGAATGGTGCAAATCAATCCACAACTGTACGCTATGTTGCAAGCACACATATCAGAGCACATATCTTTATTGGTAAATGAACAAATGCAACAAAAATATGCACAACAATTTCAAGAATTACAACAAGCTATGCAACAAGCGCAGCAGAATCCACAAGCTATGCAACAGCTACAGCAACAGCAAGATCAATTAGTAAATCAACAAGCATCTGAGCAGGCACAAATGGAAGCACAGATGACAAAACAATTAGCGGCTGATGAAGAAGCTAGAATAAGCAGAGAATCTCAAGACCCTCTTGTTAAATTAAAACAACAAGAAATTGATTTGAAAGCTATGGAAACACAAGCTAGACTACAAAAAGATATGATGGTTGATGCAGAAAAACTAGATTTACAAAGAGATCAGTTAGAGGCCAATACAACTATTGACTTGATGCGAGTTGCTGCTTCTGTTAACAAAGAAGATTCTACTGAAGCAATGGCAGTGCTAAAAGAAAACATGGCTAACACAAGGGAAGCTATGAAACAAAACTCAAATAATAATGGAAGATCCAAAAAAACTACTGATGAAACTTAGAGATGCAATGGCAAAAATAGAAGAAGCTGCACACAGTGAAATCAATAAGGAAGAAGATTATCTACAAGTTTGTGGTGCTTTAATGGCAGTGACTAGAAACATGTACGAGAAAGCTTTAGGGTCAGAACAAACTAAACAAATGTTTGTAGCCGTTGCTGATAGTTTTGAGTATGAATCAGAGATTATGCAGGTCTTAAAAGATCATGTTAATCCAACAATACACTAGGAGGTAAGAATGCCAAAAGTAGGAGGAAAAAAATTTCCGTATACATCTGCTGGTGCACAGCAGGCTCAAAAGTTTGCTCGAGAAACAGGACAAACAATGTCTATGAAAAAAGGCGGTTCTGCTAAGAGTAAAGTAAAGAAAAAAAAGAAAAATAAAAAAAGGAGGTAATATGAAGTTACTGGAAGATATTTGGGCATGGCTCAAAGAATGGAATAACTGGAAAGCAAAAGATTGGATTAAAGCTGGCGTTGTTGCATTAGTGGTTATCTTAGTAATCGGTGCAATCTAATGGTCGACAGAAGATCAGAATATTTAAAACGTAAAAACACTCCGACCCCGTTTAATAAGGGGCCGGAGATGCAGAATTACAATCGTATGATGGATTTGCAAGCACAGGCACCTAGCTTTGCAAAAAATGACCCACGTCTAAACGAACTTAAAGATGTAAGAAGACAATACAATCGTTTTGATAAATACAAAATAGGCGATCGTCAAGGTATGGCACCTTTGAACGTACAGCAACAATTCTCTAATCAAAGTAACATGCTTAGAAATGCTGCACCAAGCGCTTATTCAACAATGTATCCTATTGAAGATTTTGCCATGAAGTACGGTGAGACTGGTGGATTATTTGGTTTAGCAGCAAAAGAATTGTTTGGTAAAGTTTCTGACTTTGGAAAAA